GCCATTGCTCTAGCGGTGCTCCTGTTTCATCCCTTAAATCAGCGTGGTAGTAATTACCACTGGCGTCTAAGTCGACTGAAGTCTTTGTGAAACTATTATCAGAGAATACAAGTGTTGCCCTATCACCAAGTGGTGCAAATAGGTTTAGCTCTCCATTAAATGGAACAGACGTTATCTCTAAATTATTACCGATTTCCTTGACTGACAGAATTGCGAATGGGAAGATCGTAAATGATGTATGTGTCACTTCGCTTCGTACTACATCAGCAGTTAAGTAGCTCTTGCCGTAAAACCTTTGATATAAATTCTTGTCGTAGAAGTATGTACCTTCAACTGTATAGTCCGCTGCTGTGGTCGAAAAGATTTTTGGTAACCCACCGATATCAAGCAGGGTTGGTGGTAGTGCCTGATTTTGGTCTAAGATTTCAAACTCAGCACTTGTGAATGATAAATCTGTTTCAACAGTAAAGTATCTATTCTGAAAATCTAAGAAAGTCGCTTGGTCTTGAAAACTGTAGGTGCCTTGTGTAATAGGCAGTTGGCGCACAAAGTCTTTTACATAACCGAGTTCGCCAATTAGTGCATTAAAGTCTCCACCATTGTCCTGTATAAATTGTGTGGCAGCAATATCTGCTTTCGGTACCGTAACTTTGACAACGGTCTTGTCTAATGGTGATGCTTTACCAATAAAGATTGATGGATGCTCTTGCTGCGTGAGTACGTATGAGAGTGTTGCTTCTGTCTCACCATCAGTCAAACGTTCACCAACCATATGCCGGAGCATTGTTGAATTAGTGTTTGGTGTAGCGTAAGTCCATATTTCTTTGTTGTTATAGTTGTCTGTACTTTCTGTTGGGTCATTAAAGACCTGAGTAATATTGCCAAGTGATACTGGGTCTATAGGAGTACGTTTAATGACATAGTGATTGCCCGTATCTGAATTCTTTGTAGCAAAGCGATAACCGTCAAACCTTACAGCAATCTCACCTTCAGTGCCTTGATATAACTTACTGTCAATATTTAAGTCAACGTATTCTTCACTTGTTTCGTCAAACGGATTGTAGTCAGGGTTTTTCTGAGTTAGACGGTACCAAGCAGCTTGATAATAAAACTCAAGACCTTTGCGCCATTTGACCCAATCACTATTTAAGTCGTACTGCTCGATAACAGTTCTATGAACGGACGAACCAAACCGACGGTTACTTGGATAAGTACCGCCGGCACCTTTGACCTTACCTACATCAATTCGACTATTAACTCCTTTAGTAGCAAAAGACTTGGAGTTACCGAAGCCGTTTTGCTTCCTAGGCATCAATAGAACCCGCCTTGGGCTGCAATGATTGGAGCGTCAGAGCTGCTGACTGGTCCAGCTAACTGAAGAGTACACCACAGAATTTGACCCTTGGGTACATACAAGGCACGCAGCTGACCGTTAGAACCAACGTGAGGCAGTGGTGCCAAAATCGTAGGTAGGTCTGTCACTGATGCTTTAACACCAGGTGTGGTAGATGTGGTTACCATCGCAACAAGCAGTGCTTCAGACGGACGTAAATAATCCACAGAACTACTTAAGTAGAACAGTGCTTTGTATGCTGTGGTGCTAGTTGTACGTGAGATTGTATAAAGATCTTCAACGATACCACCGTCATTACTAGAGCAATCAACAAGAACTGATGACTCGTTCGTACCAAGAATATCGAGCGATGTAGCAGAGCCCGATGTCAGTGTATTACCAGCAACAACGTTATGGAATAAACGGTCTACGAGTAATGGTTGTTTGTTTGTAGCTGTAGTTGCCATTGCTATTTACCTCAAGCTGGTTTTTGATTGCGGCCACCGCCACGTTTTGTATTCATACCTTGAACGTCTGGAATGCCTTGCAGAGGTAAATTCATACCAGTCTGCTCTGTCATTTCAAACGGAATTTGACCGGGAGTTTCACCTTGAGCGATATTAGGTGTGGGCGTACCCGACATACCTAAGCCAGGCTGTACTTGATAACTAGGTGTAGGATCTTGACCGGCATACAGTTTACCGGCACGACCGGCAGCAGTCTGAGCCATATAGGTACTTTCCATCATTCCTGCGGACTGATTGTCAGGAGCAGAAAGTTGGGGAATGCCGTATGGAGCAGAGTTGTATCCACGTCCTTGGACTTGGTTCTGCTGCATACCAGAATTACCAGCAGGTCCTACAGCACCCATACGACCGTCGTTAATGGGAATACCACCGTCGCCATAGGGGAATTTATTGACACCATCCAAGGCACCAGTCTGAGCGTTAAACGAAAGACCATTCAATGGATTATTCATCATATTGCCTTGACCTTGCGGCAGACCAGGCATCGGCTGAGGAGCAATATCAACCTTGCCGGTTGGATCTCCCATTTTGTTACGGCGCTTTGTCCGTGGGTCGTTAGGGTTAGCCATTATCAAGCTCCGTAGATTTGTTGACGGTTGTTATATCCCTGAAATTGATGACCTGCTTGCATCATTTTTACACGTGCTTCTGCATCTTGCCCCATTGCGCGAGGATCAGCTTGAGGTTCAATTGTGCTAGAAACACTGCCAGCTAAGAACCCGGTCTGATTACCGGGGTCAGTTGCCACGATATTGCCGGCAGTATCAGTATCTTGCGAGAAGTTACCTTCTACATCAACAGCATCGTTCGTAGGCACATTGTTATTACCGTACTTAGGGTTTACTGCTTGTAATCCCCACATATAGTTGTTTTCCGAGTCCGAACCTTTCTTGGCAGCTTGAAGCTTTGCCTGATAGTCGGTATCTCTATCACGTCCCATCGTGATTTTTTGAGTTGGCATAACTACTGTGTATAACCTAAATCTATTCTACAGTTATCGCCAGCTATCTGCTAAGGCAATTCGAGATCCAACAGCTGTATCTGCGGGTCCTGGGATAGCCATAATGAACTCAGAACCAGCACGTTCAAATGCGTACCGACGTACTTCAGGGCGACGGTAGTTTGGTACATACAGTGTTTCTGCGAGACGATCTACTTCACGCAAATAGATTTCACGGAAGTATTCGTCACCTTTAAGTGGGTCAGAAGTAGAAATTGTACGCTGAACGTCTCCAGCGATTTGCTCCAAGCGGCTGTAATTTGGTGAACCGCTGCTGTCTTGTGGGAAGTATTCACTGTTTTCCCAAGCTGTATCACAGCGACGGATGTGATTAACAACTTCGTTATACCAGTACTCATCAGGGATGAGTGCCATTGCTTCTTCTAAGCGAGCACGGTCACCAGCAGGGATCTGCGCTCCAGCATTGAAACCTAAGTGAAATCGGACTTTGGACTTTAGATTTTCATTTAACTCCATCAGCCAATACCCATATCACTGTAGGTTTCTGTAAGGACTTGCTGTAGTTGACGCTTATCACTTTCGGTCAGTTCACCTGTTTGCATCTTTGCAAGCAATGAAGCTGCTGGTGAATTCTGTACCATCATGTCGCGAGTTCCAGCACCAAGAGCGCCACCAAGGATGGCACCAACAAGACCACCAGCCATTCGAGCCCCAGGTTTGAAAACATTAGGTTGTTTGCCACGTAACGCATTAATCCCCCTCCCGACTGTATGAACTCCTTGTCCTGCTAAACCGCCAACAGTTGCGCCAGCTAAAGCTCCACCAATGGCTACAGCTTGAGTTGAAGGTGCTTCTTCTGCGTCTCTAGCAGACCTTGCTAACAGTACCTTTTCAATATCAATAGCCATTTGCGGCAACTAGCAGAACTATATCTAGTTTAACTAATGAAGATTAAATCCTCTTCAATCAGCTGGTCCCAGTTGACCCGAGGGATGTTCTCAAGCTGTTTAAGATTACTAAATCGTTCTCCAGACAAAGACATACGTAGTTCAACAATACGCTTGGCTGTTGTGTAGCCAACACCAGGCAAACGTTTGGCAATGATTTCAGCAGACGCAACGTTTAAGTTGAGACGTGTATCTTCCATTGGCACTACTGTGCTTGGCACCTCTTCTTCTTTCTCAGGCTGAATTTGAGGAGCAGCAACTTTTGCGAGACGTCCTTTCTCAGTGCTATAAGGTACTAACGAGTCAAGGTTCACATAGGTGATATTTCCACCAGCATCTCGCACCATTGCGAACTCTTTGTCGTGCTTATTGATGAACTCAACAAGCTTTCCCGTTTTAGTATCTTGAAATAAATTTGACATAATCTATTCTTGTCTTCTCCCTAATTATAGACACATAAAAAAGCCCCACCGAAGTGAGGCTCTTGTTATGTGATTACAAATCAGTAGCCTTGGCCGGCTTCAGTTTTGTAGGGGAGATGAACGTCGTCGCTCGTAGGAGCTTCGCCATCCACATAGAAGCAGACCTCAACGATGACGGCAGCTTGGTCGTCAGCGTTAACGATGTTCAGAGCACCGGAGTAAGCAGCGGTGATGGTTGCGCCACCGGCTTCCGCAGACACGGTTGTGAAACCGTCGAAGGAAGTAGTAGCACCAGCTTCAGGGAACACACCAGCAGCAGCCGTCAGAGTGGCTTCAGTGTTGGTGGTTGTTGTCAGACCATCGACTGCCAGGGTGTCTGTACCAGAGGCAGACAGGTTCACAGCAGTGATAGCAGTGCGATAGACAGTAGCGCCAGCGGGAACAGCGAAAGCTTTATCCAGGCGGGGCTTGTCGTCTTGACGCAGGTCAGGGCTCAGGATCTGAAGAGCCAGGGTACCGCCACCGGTCAGGTTGCTATCAACGATGGCAACGCCACGCATTTGATAGAACTCGACGCCAGGAACGGCATAGACACCTTGATCGCGATAAGCGTTCAGGTGAGCGACATAGTTACCGGGGAAAATCACGGACATTGTTAGTTACCTCCTATCAATAAACGAAAGAGTAACCAACCGTGATGAAGTCCTTATTCAGCACTTCAAAACCGGCAAACAGGCTCCAAATCATGATGATGAAACGACTGAAGTCGTCGTTGTTGTTCAGCAGGATTTGAGCGTTGTTTCCACCGATACCCACGCCAACAGCCTGGGGACCGAAGAAGATCAGCTGGGAAGCGCCGTAATCAGCAGCACCAGCAGCGGCATCGGTAACCACGAGGTTGTAGGAAGTCTCAGGCAGGTTGGTGGACTCGAACCAACGGACACCCTCGAAGAGGAAGCCAGTCGGCATCACGGGTTGACCAGCAACGAAGCCGGCTTGACCGTAAGCAGGACCCATACCTTGGTAGAAGTTGGCGTTGGGAGCTGCGTTGGGCTGCATGGGATTAATCATCCCTTGGCCCGGATAGCGAGCAATCTCGCGGAAGTCAGAGTTCTGACGCAGGTGCATCATCGCGGTCGGATCCACGATGCAGCGGTAGTAGCCGTCAGCGAACGTAGGCACGTTGCGCTTACGCATATCTTTGACGACTTCAAGCAGGTCGGTGGTGACGTCGAACTTGGCGCTTTCGCCAGAGTCATAAGTCACACCCAGGGTGCCACCGGAACCGCCCTTGGCTTTGTCGCCAG